CCTAATACCTGTTTGTACTCTTTGTATATTATGTTCTTTTGCAACTCTAGCAAAATCTTTTTTGATAGCTCTCGCTGTGGCTAAAGGATATTTCCACATTTCATTTGTAGCAATAACCCAACCTTCAGCAACTTGACCCCAAACCATTTTCATACCTGCTGAAAATATAGGTTTATTATTTATTAATCCTGTAAAAGCTAGATTCTTTTGTTCTAAATTTTTAGCATCACCCTGTAGGGTTACAAATTCAGCATCACTTTCTAAAATTTTATAATTGGCTTGGCAGGAAAAGATAAATCTTCCATGTTCAAAAGTATAAGGAACTATATTTAATTTATTAATCATTAGTTTGTAAATCCGGGTATATTGATAGTACAGTTAAAGGTAAAGGTTGAGTTTGTCTAACAAATATAAATCCATCAGTATCATAATTACCTCTAAACTCTACAGTTTTATCTCCACTAAATGTTGGTATTCCTTGATCCATTACATCAGATGATTTTCTAAATGGTATTCTTTCCATATCATTTAGATTGCCACCTACTTCTACTCCAATAGATTCAAATAATCTTAAAGTAATTTCATATATTCTTTTTGTTTTAGCTTGAGATGTTCCATTTTGAGAACCAGCATCTAATCTCATTGTTTGTAATACAGATGGATAACCTAATCCCACTTTAACATCTGTAGATGCTTTTTCTAAAGTAACAGAACCATTGCTTACAATTCTAGTTGCATGTGTTGATCCATTAGATAAAATATTTACAGTTTGACCTTCTAAATAATCTAATCCAGAAATTGTACTGGAAGCTGCACCACTATAAGAAGCGGCACTATCTAAAAAATTAAATGTTGTATTATCTGTTGCTGTAAATTTAAAAGTATTTAAAAATTCTACATACCTTCTTGTAATATTATTAATTGTTCTTTTAACAATAACCCAAGTTTGATATTCATCATTGTCAGTAGGAATTACTGCAACACTTTCACATACTGCTTTAGTTTGACTAACAGATGTTAATCTTGTTTCATCAAAACTTTTCATAGTTAAATAACTTAAACCTGTTGGTGTAACTTCTGTTAATGTAATAACACTACCACTAACTGTAGCTGTAACTCCAGTTGATGATGCTGTGTTAGCAGCATTAATAGAATTTTTTAAATTCGTAGCTGTTGTATCATTATTTGTTTCTGTTTTAAATTGTTGAGCAGAAGCAGTACCTGTTGTAGATGTAAAAGTAATTTTTTCTCCATCTGATTTAGTAATTACAATTCTTGTGCCTGTTATAATGTTTGCATAATCACTAACTGTAATTTTAGGTATACCAAATATTCCACCAAAGATATGTCTATGCCAAGCTAAAACTTCTTGTTCTCTTTGATAAGTTAAACCAATAAGTTCACCATCACCACGAACTCCCCAAATAATTTGGTTAGGTTCTTGTTGATAAGCTAATTGTGATACACCACCTTCAGTAATATGTTCTGAAAGAATAGTCATGTCTGGAGCTAAATAACCATCTACATCAAAGTTATAAGCTAACTCTCTAACTTTTCTTCTAGCTCTTTGCAAAAATAAAGTTACGTTACCTACTGAGACAGCATCTAAATTAGATGCACCATGATTTGATTGTTTTTTAATTAATACATTTGTTGGTGTAATTGCACTATCTGTTCCTCCACCTGATACTGAAAATTCACCACCTGCTGTTCCAATAACTAGAGTTCTAGTTGCTGTCATAAATCTAATTGCATTAACTTGATTAGATGCAATCGTATAAATAATAGCATCGCTATCAGCTACTGTACCACCAATGTTGGCATCCATGTTTTCATAATCTCCTGACTTAGAAAAGAATACAGTTTGAGGTTGGTTAGTTGTTCCGGCAAATACTAATCTTTGTTCAAAGAAAGTAACACAAGATGGAAAACCTGTAGTGTTAGAAAATGATCCTAATTGCCAAGCAGTTATTGCATTAGCATTAGCAAAAGCTGTTGTAACATCTACTGTAATACTTGTTGTGCTACCAACAGCTGTTATTTTTCCATAACCACTATTAAAATAAATAAATCTTCCTACGTCAGTAGATAAAAAACCAGAACCATTATTAATACCTGTTGTTGCTGAAGCTGTAATTGTTCTTGAACCTATCGCTGCTCCAGATGGAGTTAAAGTTGTTGTGGTAATATTAGCATCTTGAAATGGTCCTTTAGTAAAAACAACATCTTCTAATGTCCAACTAATATCTCCTGTTCTTGATAATGTAGCTGGTGGATGTGAAGGATGACATAAATACATAACATCAGCTGATTGAACAAACTTAATATCAAAAAGTTGTGCAGTTGTATAAGGTGTTGTAATTTCAAAAACTTTATTAACTATTCCGCCAGAACCATAAGTAGTATAACCTGTACTATTAATAGCAGTTCCATCTTTATTTGTTAATTGAAATGTATTAGTTGTTTTACCGGCAACTAAAAATCTTTTTTCATTAACTTCTGTCATACCTACAACATTTCTAATTTTAACTTCATCACCATTGCTGTAACCATGACCATTAGAAGTAACTACTGCTGGATTAGCTTTTGTAATTGCAGTAATAGTTTTATTACCTTCAAAAACTGTACTGCTATCTTTGAAAACTCTAATTTTTAAATTAGAAAATTCTAACATATAAGTTTGTGTAGTAGAAAATTCAAAAGGCATTAACCTTGTTTTGTTATCGCTATCTGCAACTTCAGCTACAAAATTTGTTCCTGATCTTCTAGCAGCAGCTCCATGAGGATAGATAATAAAATTTTCTAATTTAGTGCAACCAGATGAATATTTAGATAAGTCATTACGACCATCTAATCGTGGAGAAAGTTCACCAGCGGTGAAGTTAGTAAGTTGTACTGCAACTCTTGCCATGTATTAGTACCTTGAGTTAATAAAGGTACTAGCATCTATAGAATCTGTCATTCCAAGATCAGGTGAATTGTTTTGACCTTCGGTAGAATCTACAAATCTAGCATCTCTTAATTTATTTTGAAATAACTCGTTCATGTTTACTGAAACAGGATTAGATGATGTGATTCCATAAGCAATATCTGCCGCTAAAGAAGCTGATAATGTTTCTCTTAGTAATTCATCATATGTATTTGGGTCGGTAATTCTTGAAACATATAAAATTTTCATTGTGTCTGTATTGCTTAAAATTTTTCTTCCTTCTACTTTGTAGTCAGAATCATAATCTATAATGTATAATAATCTTAAACAATCAGCGGGGAGTGTAAATTGAGAAGTAAAACCCCAAGCTGGAGCTGTTGAATCTTTTGCTAATGATGCTCTAACCTGTAAACAATTCCATGGATGTGTTCGAAATAGTGCATCTCTTACTTGAGTATATCTTGCATTACAAAGTCTTGCGTTTTTAGAATCCTCTGTCAATGAAAGTATTGTAGTAGCTCCTAATTGATTTAATGCTCCGTTACAAATATCTACTACTGATGCCATATATAAAATTCCTTTTCTTAAAACATTCTAGGCGGCTTCCACTCTCGCTTTCACCGCCTAAAATTCTAAAATTTTTTAACTAATGTTAGATTAGTCTACAACGTAAAACATTGTAAGCTGAATCGTTCCACTAGCAACTGCTCCTGTAAGAGTAATAGAGACAGGTAAACCGTCTTTATTAGCATCTACAATAGAGTTTTCTCCTAATGCAATAGTGTTCGCCACATTAGCAGCTGAAGCAGAAGCAGAACTTGCTGCCGCTTTGTAAGCATCAGCATCTAAAGCAACGGTACTACCCGCTGAATTAGTATGTGCTGCATACCCAACTGATAATTGAGTTGAACTATTTAAAGCATCATGTGCTAATCTACCAGATACAATTCTTGCACCGTTAGGTAAATTAAACATTTGGATAACATCATTAATCGCTAGAGAAGCTGCTTCGTATTCTGCGAAAGCAACTCTTACTCTACCTGCTAATTCTGTAGTCTCTATTTTTTCAGAAGGAACATTTTGATCCCATTTAGTCTTTTGTATTGAATAAACTGTAGCCATATTTTCCTCCTATTATGCTTCTGTACAAGTTATACCAAGGACTTTTGCTTGTTCCATTCTAGTAGCTCCAATGCTCATGCAGTAGTAAACTTGAGTAGCATACGATTTGTCTGCTCTTTCGTCTATTCTTGCATTTACATCTTTACCAATTCCTAGAGTGATTCCGTCTTGTGCGAAAGCGATGCAAGTTCTGTCATTGCCAGTCTTTGCAAGTCTATTGGAAACTGTAAATTTGAAGCCAAGAAAAGTATCAATATCGCCTTGCACGAGTGCTTTAACAGTATTGAAATCTGAACTTGTAACTTCTGTTACGTTTAAAAGATTATTAATCTGCTCCGGAGACACGATAAGGTGTCTTGGAATAGAAGGGTCAACATCAGCTTTATCAAACGTCTCTTTAGCTTTCGCTAATTTAGGAATGTTTAATCCTGTAGTTGAACCAACATTAGCTGCGATTGCAGTTTGTGCGGCTTCTGTTCCTGAACCAGTTTCACCTGTGTAGGCAGTACCAGTTGCAGCAGATATAATAACATCATCCATTGCTCTCCCCATTGCGTAAGCAGCGGCTTGTGCGTAAGACGATGTAGGGTCAATTAAAAGACGTACTTTGTCCTGTTGATCAATTAAATCAGCAAATTCATAATCTGCAAGAGATACTCTTCTTCTTGAGTGAGGAGTGTCTATTTGCGGAGTGTCTGAATGTCTACTTGTTTTAAGTTGAGCAGTTACTGAACCCACTTGGTCAAAATATGCATTTTTTCCAACTACAGATTCAACACGAACTTTGTCTCTTAATAACGATCCCATTTGTTGAGATAGCATTTGTACGTTAGCAGAATACTGCTGTACAAAAGCTGTTGTTATTTGTGATGACATAATTGTCTCTCCATTTATTTGTTATTATTATTATTAAAACAGAAAGGTTATCCACTTAAAATAAGTAGGCTTCTCTTGGATTTTAAGTCTTTTAGACTAGAAGTCTATTCCTTCTCGTCAAAAGGGTTCTTGCGAATTGTCCTATTAATAACCCCTTATCTTAATTTATAAAAAAAAACAAGGGGTTAAAATTTTTATTTAGTCAACATTTCTCTTAACGTATAAACTTGTTGTACCATTTTATCGTGATCTGGATGTTGCTTGTTCCAATATGGACCATCTTTGTTATCCATGATTGAAGATATTTCTGATTCAATATCACTTGTTTTAGATGCGTTTTCATCTTCTGGAGACATAATTTTATCTTCAGTTAATAAACTTGCAATCTTAGCAAATCCTTTAATCATCTCAGGATGATCTCCTACTCTCATGCCGTTTTTAAGTTCAAGATCAAGTATCTCTGTGTTTAAATTAGCTTTAGCTAATGCTCCAGCTCTTTTAACATTTGCTTCAAAGTCTCTTCCCCATTCTTTTCTTAACTGTTGTTCAGCTTGAGCTTGAGAAGTTTCTGTATCAACTTTAGATTGATGAGCATTACTTTCCATATTATTTTTATAAAACTCTAAAACACCTTGAGCTTGTTTATTGCTTAAACCTAACTTATGTGCGTTCTCAGCAAATTGTTTTACATCTCCTTCATTTAATGGAACAATATCAGATTTAACATCTAAGGTATATTTATCAGCGGAAGCTGGTCTACCTAATTTATCAAATACTTCATTCCATTGTTCTTCAGTTGAGTTTTTATTTGGTACAGCAACTTTATCTTTACCAATCATTTGTGTTGCATTGATATATGACTTTGCAAGTGCATCTATCTCTGTAAACTTTTCTATGTTTGGATCGTTTCTAAACTCTTGAGAAATTGCTTCTTTCCAAGATTTAGCCGCTACTGGTTGTTCTGTTGTTGGTGATACAGGTGTATCTGTTTTTGCAACACTAGCTATTGTTGCTGTTGGTTCTGTAGTTTGTGTCTGTTCTACAGGCGAAGCAGGTTGCTCCGTTATCTGTTCTGATGACATTTTTATTTTCCTTTTTCATTATCGTTAAGTAGCATTGCTTTTATAAATAGAAGGATGCTACGTTGTCCTTCCATATATGCACTCTCATGGCTATCACCTTTGATATTAGTGGTAGTATAATGGTGGCATCTCTTTTCTAAATCAGACATAACTTGTTTACCTTCGTCTGTTCCAAATATGTATTGGTAGTTTTTCTTTAAACCTTGAACATATTTTTCAAAGTTCTTTTCCTTATCTTTTGCTTGACCCATATTTATTCTGCGGCATTTACAATAGCTTTAGCTTCTTCTGGAAGAGCTTTAGCAAGTGGTGCAGCATCTCCTGCCATCTTAGCCACCTGTTCAGCTTGTTGCATCTGCATTTGCTCCTGTTGTTGTTGTGCTTGTTGGTTTCTCATTTCTTGTACTTCACCTTGAGACTTTAATAATTTTTGTGGCATACCAACAATGTCGGCAACGTGCTTAACTAAATTATCAAAATTTACGTAGTCAAATACAGGAGCTACATTAGCTAAACTTCCAAGTATTTCAACAGCTCTTATAATAGATTGAAGCTCTGTGGATTTCTGTGCCTTTGCCAAAGGAGAAACATATTCAATATCTATATTAACACCCGATAAAGATTCAGGTGGTGGAGCAAACTGGTTGTTTCTTAATAGAATATTAAATACTCTATCAATAAGGGGTTGTAATAATTCTGATTGTAATCTTCCTAATACTGGTCCAAGTAATCTCATCTTCTCTTCGTTTCTTTGAATAACTTCTGTCGCTGTCATTTGCGGACCATCTTGCATCATTAATTGGTTCACATAAAACACACTTCTAATTGCATCTCTTCTTTGCTCTTCCATATTTAAACCTAATGGATTATTCGCACCGATGTTTAAAGGTTCAATTCTATCTCTTGTACCTGATCTATAAAAATTTAATCCACCCGGAACTGTTCTAACAGGTAATAAGAAACCATCGTCAGGAACTAATAAAGGTGGGTCTACTTGTTTTTGTGCAGCTTTAATTGTTGTCTTAGACATTTCATTTAACATCTTAACATCAGGTAATGCTGTCATTGCAGGTGATCTACCATAAACTTCATTTGATGCTTTTAAATATCTTGGAACTACAAATGGAAATTCTTTAAATCCAGAAATTGATAATTCATTTCCACCTTTGTATTCAAAATATACAGATTCAAATGGCATATTCTTTTTATCTTTTTTACTTGGATTAAAATCATTTCTTGGATAAACCGCATGAATAATAGGTACTTCTTCGTAAGGATTTTTCTGAGCTAAAACTGTAATATCTTTTGATACTTTGTCTCCAAATTTTTGAACTAATGCTCTAGCTGTAATATTAAATTTTCTAAAGATAGTATCAATTTTACCTTTTTGACTTTCAGCTACAAAAATTTCATCAATGTGTCTTGTAGAAAATTTTAATAAATCATCATCATCTTCTTCAATGAACATTGCCGCTGTACCAAAAGTAATAAGATCGTGATACAATTCAAATATTTCTTGTTGGAAGTTTGATCTGTTAAATGCTTTGTACATAACTTCCGTTGCTTCTTCTAACCATATCTTCGCTTCGTCATCATTAAAATCTTCTAGTTTTTTAAATCTTAAAGTGAACCAAGGTGTAGATGGATTTGTAAGCATACCATGTAATGATGATGCTAATAATTCTAATGCTTGTAAAGGTGAGCTATCAAATATAAGCTCCATTCTTTTATCGCCACGACTTCTTTTTTTATTAATATCTGATTTTCTTGGTAACATATAATCAGCAACTTCTTGCCAATGCGTTTCCCAGTTTTGTCGTCTACCAGATAATCTTTCAAATCTTGAAATTAATTTTGATGTTAGTTCTGTTTTTGCCATTATGCTCTTCCTAGTAAAGATTTTTTACCTAAAACTGCTTTATCATCTTTACCAACTCCTTTTGCACTTGTTAATATTGTCATTGATCTTCCTTTAGATTTTGTTTTTCTTTCATCATAAGTTACGTCTGTTGCATTGCTTTGTGATATTTCAGATGTCGTTGGAGCTTTAACTATTGTTCCTCCTACGTTAGTTGCAACTGGTGTATTATTATTATCATTATCTCCACCACTTGTATTATAATTTGCAATACGATCTGATCCTAAACCCATTTCTACATTTGCTTCTCTTCTTGTTTTACTTTTTTCCATTGAACCTTTAACTGCTCTTACCGCC